ACGAGCAACCAAATCAACGCCATTTTTAAGGAGCACACTACCACCTTTCAGCAACGTTTGACTGCTTCCAATAGTATCATTCCACTGAGTAGTGCCTACCACTGTCGTACCTGTGGGCGTAGTATCTAAAGTGAGCTGCCCTGCTGTTAGTCCAAATTCGCCAATGTTTACGTTAGAAGTGGCACCTGTATAGGGTACCAAACTATTTACATAAGCCGCGCTGACTGTATTAAAAACATACTTAGTACCGGCCGAGAAATTAACCACGCTTCCTGCGTTACTTGAGGCTTCAATTGTTGTTCTTGTAAGTACACCACTTGCAACGGTTCCCTCTCCAACTTCCCACTCTGTTTCAGTTGAATTTACAATGCAATATTTGTAAGTACCGTTGGTAAAAGTCTTATATCCAACAGCCGCCCCAGACAATGTAAAAGTACTTGTGCCGGTTGAAGTGGAAGTTTCTTTTATTCTATCAAAAAATGTCATTGTATTTGTATTATTCCGTTTGTTTGGTTAAAATCAAGAACAAAAGAATAGCCGTTATTCAGCGTTAAATTGCTGCCGTAATCTGCCCAACCTATCAGCAAATCATTATCACTATTGTAAAGGACAGCGTAACGGAACGGCCCTATATTACCACCAAAAGCCGACAAAGTAACATCCGCGCAAATTAGTTTATACACCCCTGCTGTTTGTGTACTGCTAACATTAGATAGTGTTAATCCCCCTGTAGCATATCCATTACCTGCGGTAATTTCTATGATGTCAGCAGTATCGAGGTCGGTAGCAAGTGGCAAAGTATTTGACAGCATCACCTTCAACACATCACTTCCCAGGTTATGGTACCCTTCAGCAAGTGCTTCTACGAAAGAATTAAATTTATTGAACGCTGCCATAATCGAAATAACTAATTATTAATTACAAAGTACCTAATTAGGCCAATTTATTTTACACTGTTTGTGTCAAGGTCACCGCTGTAGCAAAAAGTCCGTTTGTGCAAATCGGTATGACATAAATAGTATTGCTTCCACTTGACAATTGTATCGGGATTAGTCCGGTAGTGCTGCCCGTCCAGTCTGTAATTACAACAGGCGCACCGTTGATGGAATAGCCGATTGAATCGCAGCCGCTGCTCGATGCTGTGATATTTATCTGATAGTTGTGTGCAGGGTCATCCGCGCGTGTGCTAATGTTAGCCGACAAAGTAGCTGTACATGGTGTTTTTGTATCGAAAATATCAGGCTCCCCAGTACCGGTTATTTTAAAGGATTCCGTTGTGAAGCCCTCCGTTGGGCCGTTAAAGGAACTTGATTCTATCACTCCACTACCAAATATGGCCTTAACGTTGCTGCTTGAATCTTCAAACGTGATTCTGAAAAGTACTTCATGGAAAGCGATTTGCTCCGATAGCAAATCAAAAGCGGCTGCATCCGTTTCGTTTAGCTTCATTACTCCGTTTAGGCTCACCGTATATCCCAAGGATTGTGGCTTGTATCGTTTCCAAACACCGTCGCCAACGGTTTTCGTAGGCTTAAGTTCTGTTGTAAATTCGATGGATATATCAGTCGCACAAACAAAGTCGCGATAAGCCCCGTTTTTGAATATTCTCATGATTGCATTACTGCCGAGTACTGGATCTGCCATTATTTAAAAATATAGTTAAATTCGTCCGTTGTTCCTGTTTGTGTGCCGTCGTTGGAGTCTTTGTAAACTTCCATAAACGTAGCGCGGAAATTACCGGTTAGCATATCTTCCTCCACACTTGGAACAAGTACAAACTTACGATTTGGTGAAATATTGGTGAATGTATAACGCTTAGCCAAATCTAAAGGAGCCGCTGTTTCGTTGGTGAAATCTCCCTCAATCTTCCAAAATCTGCGGTAAGTTTGGTTGTACTTGCCTCGATTAATTAACTGCTTCCAGTTCAAAACTTCACTATTCGGGTACCTGCAAAATGAAGTTGAAATCAAATAACGAACGGATGAAATTGTACAAAATAAAGAGCCTTTAATAATCTTCTTTGGACTATCTGAAATTTGCACAGTTCCTTGATAGGTATCAGGAAAAACAGTTGTTTGTGCATTTATGTGCTTATCACCAGTCAAATTAAAAATAGAACCACGTGAGGAAAGTTGTAGGTCTATTTTTATGTCCTTAAAATATACTTCATTTCCACTTGTTTGCACATCACCTCGACCCAGCAGCAAAAAGCAAGTACCTGATGCAGGAACCTGCACACTTTCAACTGAGAAAGATTTCCAAAGTGTTGTATCTTCAGTTGTAGCGTATTGAGCAAAAGCACTGTTTGGAGTATTTAACCAACTACCAGAATTATCAAGGCTGTACCAATCACCGGTACTTGAACCACTTGCCCCATCTTTTAATATAATTAACGAAGCCAAATAAAGTGTACCGACTGATTCATCTACTTTCGTGCGCGCTGTTACAGATATACTTATTTTATCTCCATTATCGACAAAGAAATCAGTGTTATTATTTGTTATGTAATTTTCGAGCTGCGTATTTGGAGCAGTAGAATCTATTGGAACTACATAGTAACGGTCTGTCATGTTTCCGAACCCATCAACATCTTGCTTAATAAAAGCATATACACTTGATGCGCTTTGTGAAGTTGGCTGCCCTTTGTAATGAGTCCATCCAACCATATTATAACCTCCAGCACCTGAATTAAAAGTACCTAACCTTTGCAGCGCCTGATTATTCACCAAATCAGTTGGCACCACGTAATCAAACTGATTCACTACCTGTCTATTGGCAAATTTAGAGCTAATTGTTTGGCTTTCGTTTATTGGGTAAATAACTTCATCACTTCCAACATTAGAGCCGACTATTGAGGCTGTACTTCCGCTTGATACTACCCCTGCACTTGTGTAGTCTACATAATACCAACTACCGGGCAAATATTGCCGTTCGGCTAATGTAACAATCTGCCACTTGCCGTTATGTTGTACAACATGCGCCCAACCTTGCAGGATAATCTTGAGCGCATCGTAGCAATTTTCATACTGCCCTGGCTCTTTTAAAAAAGTACGTGCGGAAACTTCAGCCTGATTGAATAAGTCATAGGTTAGTGCATCAGCTTTGTCAAACATTGAATTCCAAAAATATCCGCAATAGGCTCTTATGGGTAAGCCTAAATCTGTCTTGCTTAATGCTCCTGCAATGTAGTCTATCAGTAAATTAAAATTCTCGAATTCGTCACCGTTGACATCTACAAGCTCGTAACCTTTCAATAACCCAATGCTATCCGTTGCCTTTAGATTTATTTCGTATGGCTGATCCTGAAAAGGGCTGTTCCCTTCGTCAGGTGTAATAAATCCGATGAAATAAGTATAGCTATTGCTAATAATTTTTACTTTCCATTGATTGTGCGAAGATGTTATAAATGTCTCCCATGTTAGTGTACTGCCTACATCCGACCAAAGACTAAATTCAAGCTCCTTACTTAATATAGTAGCATAGCTATCTTGCTCGTCTGAAATCGTATTAACCTTACATTGTGTTATATGGAAGTTGATGGCACTCGTAGGAATCACATCCGGGTCAAGCTCGTAAATATTAACCTCAACAAGCTGATTCTGTTCGTTGGTAAAATTTGCCGTATATGTTAGTTCGTAAGCCATTATACAAATCTACTCCTCCGTGCGCTTGTTCTTTGCTGTTGTAAGTAAATATTTTCACCGCTCAAGACTCCTGTTACAAAAATATTTTGATTGCCTCCAACAATGTTATCCAACTTCGATAATGGAATAACCGCCTCAGGCCCTGCCTCACCAATTAAGGCGCGTGTAGGGCCGGTTACAATGCCACCGTCTGCGAATGCGACTCCTTTAGTTAATTTGATGCTTTTAAGGATGGAACCTAAAGCTACCAAACCGATGCCTATTGCAAGACCAGCCGCAGCACCTTGAGGCGTAAATAATGAAGCTAAAGCCTTTTGCAGTGCTTGTACTAATGTAGATGCAATAATTGTTTTTTTACCAAGCTCAACTAATACTCCACCAATAATATTTAATAAAGAACTACCAGCTGCTGCTAATGCTTTTCCTATCCCTCCACCTGCACCTAATGTAGAACCAAATGCCTCTCCAATTCCAACAAAAGCATCTACTACACCTTGACTAATTACTTGAGACCCTGTAATTACTGCATTATTTAAAGTATTGTAATAATCTTTTATTTTTTGCGCATCCGCTTTAGTTTGGTCACTATTAGGAATAAATGCAGCCGTAATAACTGGCTCCTCTGTTTTACCTACTGAGCCTTTAAGTTTAACGCCAATTTGAAAAATATCTTCAAGTGCTTTTTTCTGTTCTTTTAAGGCCTTAGTAGTTTCGTTTGCACTTTTAGTACTTCCTTTTGTATCAAGTGGCTTGTACTTTAATGTTTCAGTAACTGCATCCTTAATTCCTGTTTGCAAATTACCATAACGTATAGCCGTTTCCTTTAATAAATCACTTTGTTTAATTAAATCATTATTTGATTTAATTAATAAATTATCATAGTCTTGAAACTGTGAATTAGTTTGAGTTAAATTATTTCTTTCGTTTTTAGTTTCAGCTGCTGCTTTTTTTCTTGCTTCTGTGTAAAAATTTACATCTTTACTTATCTTTAGAAATTCTTCCCTTTGCTTAAATAGCTCTAATGATAATTTACTTATCTCAGATTCAAAACCTTTTACTACAGCTTGAGCAACTAAAGCATTGGTGTATTCATCAGTCGCTTGTTTTAATTTAGTTAAACCACTTTCTTCAAGCGTTATGTCACCAAAATAAGACTGATTAATTTTCTTTAGTTGCTCAAGAGCTGAATTCCTTTCATTGTAAGACTTTGTAACATCCTGCACAATTGTTGAAAGAACTTGAACCTTAGCAGCCTCACCTTGAACACTTGCAGAAGCATCTTGTATAATTTGAAAACTATTACGTATTTTTTCAGCTGATTTTTCCGCTTCCTTTCCTGAGTCAAAAAGTCCCATCTGAAAAGCAGTAAAAGCAGCGGATGCAATACTAAAAGCTAAACCAATACCAGCAGGGCCAATGAGTGAGCCTCCAAGTGCTTTCAATGCTCCACCGACTGAACCAGTTTCTTTTTGCAATTGTCCAAACGAACTTATCAACGGATCCAAGTTATTCTGAATCGCAATAAATCCGAAGGGAGCATCCGAAGCTACGCGCGATAAGTTGGTGAGGGCGTATTGCGCTTTGCCGCTCGCCTGATTAATCTGTGTAAGAGATTTCACCGCGGAATTGGTAGCCTTATCAAGGCCTGAGGCATCCGCGTTAATAATTAATTTTATTTCATTATCAGCCATCTCTTAAACCTGCTTTAATTTCTAATTGTTTACGCTTTTCGTACCACTCTTTCAGCTCCTCACCTTTTAAGTCCTTTAACCGTTTCGGATCCCCTGGAAGTTCCAACAAATCGCTCATCTTTGTGCCTTTCTTGAGATAACCTACAGCCGAATAATAAGCCACAAATCTAACCCTATGCCACTCCGACAATTCGCGCTTCATAAATCCTTTCCGCTTGGCTACAAATTGCTCCATGGTATACTCATCAAGCTCCCAAGGATGAAGGCCCATTTCACCGTAAGCCTCGGCTAACAATTCCGACCAGCCGAACGGCTCGCTATTACTGTGTGTCGGCTGTACCGGGTGCCTCCACCGAAAAAGCTAACGTGAAAGCCTGAGTCACCTTTGTAGCATCTTCCATCCCAAGGTCAGAAACCCAATCGGTTACTTCCGCATCCGTGAAGTCTGGTTGTTTCTTGAGGCTTAGATAATTGCTTAATAAAGCCGCGTGAACAATAGACTTCACAAATTTGAACTGGTCGGAAGGGTTGCCACTTCCTGCGAATTTCAACGGGTCGCTGTCGGTAATTTCCCCAAGGAAGCGGAGCGTTCCGAAGTTGAACTTTAGCCCACGCTCCATGCCTCCCAAAAATAGGGTCATGTAGTTTTTACTCATTTTATTGGTCGTTTTTATTAAACAGTTGTATCAATAGTTCCGCTAAAAGTGAAAGTCGCAGTAAACTTAATCAAATCACCTTCGGCAGCTGTAACCTGAACACTTGAAAAGTAGCCTACACCAGTAGCAAATACGGCAGTACCTACAGCAACAGAACCGCTCAACGCATTTTGATATTTTGCGTAAAGTTTGGTTTTGTTATTGGTGTAACCTGCAAGGTCGTTAAATGATAGCTCGCTACCACCTGGCGCACCATTCACCACGCCACTGAAGTTGATGGTTCCCTCAGGTATATCAACAGCTGCAAAGCTACCACACTTAGTCTTGGTAGTGTTTACGTTTGCTGAAAGGTTAAAGTCTGAAGACTCCTCACAAGTGATGGTTTTAAGGCCGGTAGCACCTGTAGTATCCGTTGAAATTTGCAGGGTAACTATTGACCCTAAAAGTTCTGTAGCCATTGCTATTTTTTGTTTGTGTTATTTATAAAATTGGTTCCTTGAATGCTCGATAAACTATTTCACCATAAGCCACTTTGCCGCTCAACACCGCATAAGATTGAAACTCCCAAACACCAGACTGATCAATATCACCGCTCAAAACTGAGTAAATCAGATACTGCGTTGAAGGTGTGGCCGTCCAATATCCGGTATCCCCGTTCGGTTTCTTGTACAATATCCTTGCCGTAGTGGCTCCGACTACCGAAGTACCACAGTCAAGTGTTATGGTGATTAATGTTTGTTTATTAAATAAGCTCATCCTGTTATGTTTGTTTCAAAGGTTGAAGGCCATCCAATGCCCCTCGTATCTAACTTACTATTATCTGCAAGTTGTGGCTCCACAATAGATTTCCATGCCAGTAACTTATATTGATGAACACCAATATTAAACGTTTGCATATTAACGTTATAATAGGCCGTATCAATCGACAAGTAAATTATATTTCCTGCGCTTGGTAGTGCCGATAGTGGTAAGGCTGATATGGGAGCGAAAGCCAACATCATTGTATTACCCTATTTCTGATTACCAATGTTTTTTTAATCTCAAAACCTCTTGCCGTTTGTATTGCAATATCGTCTACTGTGTTCACGAGTTTTGCGTAGCTAATTTTGTATGGCGCATCTATGCTTAATCCGTTGGTAGTCACCGTTGGGAAAAGTATATCTGTAATTTGGCTTGCAATTACCTCCGGGATGGTCTTACTTGTAGCTGATCTTTGCACTGAAACAATTTGCAAGTTTACATCGCATTCCCCTGCAAAATAGCTTTTCGTATTTGCACTGGTCATGTTTTGCGTCGTAACCCTAACGTAAAAAAATTCATCCGTCTCAGCTTTATCGTCCATGAACGGCACATCTTTGATGCCGTATTGAACGTTGCCGTCCAATGCAGCTATGTATGATGCTCTTAATGCCGTTCCGAAATCTGTCATCGTTGTACGTTTTTAAGCCCTTGTTTTAAGGCTTCAAGGTAACCCTTTTTAATAAGTTCAATCCTGTTTTGGCCGTTTTTTGTTGTAAAGAAAAAAGGATGCGCTTTAACTCCGTTTTTCATGATGTGCCACCAAACTGCTTTCCAGTCATTCACTCCTTTCTTACTTGCCCACTGCTCAATTGCTTTTTTGCTATTAACTCCACCGCTTCCTCTACCCTTGAATTGTGCTGCATAACTACCTACCCATGATGGCACACTTACTTTCTTTTTAGTTCCGAATTCCATGTAGGCTGCGTAATCTGTCTGAGCAACGAATTCAACGCTTAGCCCTTTTTGTTCGTAGCTGATAGAATTCTTTAACCTTGCCACATCTACCGGAGCATCGCGCTGCATATCTGCCTTAACTTTTTGCGCCATGTCTGTAATTTCAATCTTCATGGCTGCCTGAGAATTCTTATTTAACGAACGATAGAAATTTTCTACATCCTTAAATCCTTTTGTTTCTATCGTTATAAATTTACTCAACTAATTCGCTGTATTTGAAAAGTGTAGAATCTCCTATCTTCTAATTGCCTCCAATAGTTCAATATTTCAAACGTGCTTCCTTCAATGACAATAACAGTATCCTTCGTAATGTTATCCTCAAGAGAAGTCTTGTAAAAACAAACAAAATCACAAAGATCCGTCATCATGTCTTTGCCGTCAATAAATACCCTTGCACCGCCAGTTCTTGTTAAGCTTCCCCTTGTAGTGCAAAGATTGCTAAAGCTATCGAAATAACCTCCGCTGCCGTCCTCTGTTTTGGTAACGGTCTTGAATGTTGCTATATGCCAAAAGTTCCCTAAACGAGCCAACTTTTTAATTTAAATTGTGATAACAACTTTCTTGCTTGTTCGCTTTGAATTCCTGCATCATTACTTTCTCCTCTGTTACTATACCTCCAAACCACTTCTTCGACAATGGCTTGCTTTAATGATTTAGGCACCTGCAAACCAACAGCAGGATAACCGGCCGAGTAAGTTACTTTCAAGTAGTCGTACATGGGACTAACGATGTAAGGATACTTACCACCTTTAACCGTGTACTGCGTTACCGCGTCACCATCCGCATCAACGATGGCAGTAATTTCATCAACGGGCGCGCCAGGTAAAACAATATTGCCGCACTCATTACGAATTTCGGCTTCGATTGACTTTTCAATGATGGATATCTCGCAGAATCTTTCTACGGCTTCTCTGCAATTGCTGATAAGCATAGCAATAAAAGTATCATCATCGTTGAAGTCGTAATCCGTAGTCGTATCAAATCTCATGTTAAGCTGAAATTTGACATCGTCTATGCTAATCGGTTCTGGGCCGGTCTCTGTGAGAATATTATAGCGCGCTTCGTTGTAGTACATTACTTTATTTTCTTTTTGCGTTCAGGTTTCAGCACAGCGGCTTTACTTTCACTGGTTTCTTCGCCATAGGGTTCAATTTTATTTTTGTTAAATAGTTCTTTAAACCGCTCTTCACTAAGCTCAATAACCTCACCAATATTATGCAATTGGCGCGTAAACTTGTCAGTAAAGGCGGAAATTATTTTTGCTTTCTTCATAAGTAAAAATTAGGGGAGAGTTGCCCCTCCCCATATTAATTAGGCTACGTTGCCGAGATCTGCAAAGATTGCAGATGCAGGGAACATCAAGTTTACTTCTTCAAGGCACTCGATACGTGCAGTAATCAAGTTTTTCTGAACGTTGTCAGAATCTTGTTCGAAGAATTCAATCATCAAACCTTCAGCTTCAACGCGCTCTATGAAATTGTTATCAAGAATCAAAACCTTGTCGTCAGCAATCCATGGAGCTGCGATAATAGGAACTCCAGAGATTGTCATGCTACCATTAGGAGCAGTTACCACGCCACCACTTCCTGAATAGTAACCGTTGGTATATGTCAGCTTATTTAAGCGGCCCAGCTGGGTAGGATTAACCAAAGCGTAAGATGCATCAAACAAAGCAGTACGCTGACTTGCAATGTAGTCAATCAACTGCTTCACGTCATCAGTTTCTGCGGTAGTGGTAGAACCAGTTGCAGCACCTGAAACAGTGGTGTAAAATGCACTATTTTCAGCCTTGTAAAACTCTCTCAACAACATGGTAGGCAAAGTTTGCTGGAAGAATGGCAGTGACTTAGCCAATTGCTTGCTAAAACGAGCGAAACCGGATACGTACTTTGTAACGGTTTTAACTTCGGTCAAATCAAAATCAATTTGAGTCTTAGCATTGCCTTCAGTTTGAGCAGTGATAGAACCTTCACCGGCACTCTCCCTGTAATAAGCCTGCACCAAAGTAGAACTGTTAGAAGTTCTAATCAAGTCACGAAAATTAGGCATCTGAGAAGGCAGGATAGCGTTGGTGCCATAGTTAACCACACTATCACCAGTCAGGTTGTTGGAGATGGTCATGTTGCCAACTGCTTTCAACTCCATCTTGTAACGGCCACCACCACGTGAAAGGGACTTTGACAAATCAGCCCACTCCTCTTTAACTTGATCAGCGAAAACTTGATTGAAGGATTTCTTACCCTCAAAAGTTTTAGCGATAGTATTTTGTGCAGCAATCAAAGAATCAAGTGCTTTCTGATTCTTATCAGCCTCGTCACGCAATACATTTACTGAAGATTTAACATCGCTCAAGCCAGCCTCAAACTGGGCAGCTTTTTCGTTGAAGCCTTTTACGCCTGCTTCGATGGCTTTCAATTCATTTTCCATTTGTTAGAATAATTTTATTATGTTATTAATCAGTTGCATTTCCTTCGCATAGTCCGGTACAATGGCCTCGGCCGGTTGTATGGTTTCATTTTGCTGCTGGATGGCTGCAAATAAATTCTTAATCCGTTCGTTCAACATTTGTAACCTCATCTCGACAAGTTCAAAAGATTCATCGCTAAGGTTTCCATTGCGAAGTGTTTTAGTTACAAGTTCAAGGTCTTTATTCAGTTGTTCAAGTTCTGTGTTGGCTTCCTCTTTAGTGATGGACTTTCCTGCCGACAAAGTGGGTGTATTTGGATTTGCGCCCCACAAAACAGCTGAACCTTCATAAAGCATTACTTCTTTTATTAGGTTATAATCGCTTTTTGTTTCTTCTTTTATAGTCCTGAATCCAATTGAATGTTCTGTAATATGTCCGCTTTTATAAAACTCCAACACATCGTTACCCCAGGTAGTATTTGGAACGTTGGTTACTCCTACCAACATATCACCCTCAACAAACAGCTCACTAAATTTACCGACGGCTGATTTCAGCGAAGGATTATGATCTGTCAGATGCCAAATCTGATTTTTTGCTTTAGGGCCACGTTCGTTCAAGGTCTTTGTGTAGGCGCTTGAATCGATAACATCCCCATCAAGGTCTTTGCTGCCCATTTGCGAGATGGCAACTTTTACCCTACGGTCATTTTCTGACAAATCAATCAGCCCACCGCTGAAATTCTTAGTATTGAAAAAATTCTTCATTTATTGATTGTTTAGCATATTTATTAATCTTTGTGCTGTCCGTGATTGCCTGCGGCTTACTGTGTATGTGCGACCGGCCCCCATGATTGGCTTACCGTTTGCATCGCGCTTGATGGAATACTCAAGGTGGCATCTGCAATTGATTGTCTGGTCAGGCGCACCGTTCGGATCTCCAGGGTAAGCAAGACCGGGCAGGAATTCCTGATTCATGTCTATTTTCTGCGTGTCAAGCTCAAGGTGACTGTGACGGGTTCTATTGTCATGCACTGCTACCCACTCTTTCCATGTGGCGAAGCCTGTTTGCTGCGCTCCCATATTGGCACCGAAGTTAATGGCCCTGTTTGATTCAGTTCGTGCAATCATGCGCGCTCTCCATGCAAGAAACTGCGATGTTTCCACCTGCTGAACCAGCCACTCGATGGAGCGGCCCTCTGAAATCATCTGTGCTATTTTTTCCTCAATCATCTTTCTTGTAGTGGCAGTGATAGGCACCACTACTTTGTCCATCAAAAATAAACCAAAATAGTCAAGTATTTGTTGAGTCCATGTAGCGTTAAAGCCCATGTTTTTTTGTTGCCTGGATTCCTTCCTCAATCGCTGATAAACTTCACCGGCTTTCGCTTTTCCTGCAACAAGATACAAACGTTGAATAACCGGCCCTATATTGGCGTTAATAAGAGTCGTTTGCATACGGGACTGAGCCACTGTAAAGCCTGAAGATTTGATGTCGGAGGTGAATGATTTTACTTGACTAACTAAAGCCTTCAAAATACGGTCATAGAAAAGTTTTTCGTACTTTCTACGGAACCGTTCATTCTTCCTTATTTTCTCCCTTCTGCTCATAGTGTTTTATCAGCTCCCATATTTTCTCGGTCATCATGTGACGTAATCCGTTTTTGTGTATCCTCTTTAACGGGCAATCGGTTTTTAATATGGGGATAGTTTCATTTACTATTTCCGTTATTTTAGCTTGGGTCTCCACTGTCATAATCTACCATTCCACTTCCGTTTAAATTAGCTTGTATTTGCGCAAGCTGCGTTTCATCCATTGTGGCAAGTAGCTCCTGTAAAGTAACTTTACCGCTGTCAAATAAGATAAGATCTTTCGGCAAATCGGCTGGTACATCCAAATCCATCATTTCTAGCTTGTAGGCCTCCGGTACTGGTAGCTCTTTTACCCATTTCCATTTCTCGGCCTTATCTTCGTGAAGTTCGCTGAAGCAATCAGCATCAAAGTCTATGAAAACATTCTCACCTTTGAGGCCCCAGTCACTTTGCACTTTCTTGTTTAAATGATCACGTGTGGCAATCAGGTGAGGCATAACACAACGCTGTGTAAGTGCTTTCTCCCCTTCCTTTTGATTGTTGTAAGTTTTGTTTTCAGGGTCATTCAGCAACTGCGAAGGAATGCCCCAAATGTTTGCAAGCCTGCGCAAATCAAGGTCTTCGGCCTTCAATATGTTCAAATCTACCACGCTCTCGCCAACTTTAATAAATCCAACAGGGAAGCCGCTGGTAGCTATCTTTCCACTGTTGGAGGCTCCGCTATATTGTGAGGCAAGCACTTGCTTAACTGCTTTGGCTTGTTCTAAACCTTCCTCAGGCTGTATGCGGTCGTCATTCACGTACAAAATACCATCCGCTCCACCATTCTCAAACTTAGCGGCTGATGCTGTTTTTGCGTAGTTGTTACGTGTAAGATTCTTTAACGCTGCTTTTAACGGAGATTGTCCGTAAAGATGGGATCCTTGCCAATAGTACTCAGGATTCCAGTACTTTTCGTGCATAACTGATTCACGGCTAAAGTTTAGCATTTCAGTAGCCATCAACTTGTAACCCACTACTCTATTAGGGAATCCCAGTGTGGCCAAAATGGTCATGTACTGCGATGGCAGAGCCTGCAATTCTATAGGTACCCCAACGTTGGCACCTGCATCGAGTAAATTAGCCCACCAAAATTTGTTACCGGTGAGCATTTTGTAAGCCGCTCCGTTTGCTACGAAATCGCCAAAGGTTTCGTTTTCATTAGGCCACTGTAACAGTTCCGCCCATCTTCCTGTGCGGCTATTAAATGTGGTAATTTCTTCGAGTGATTTCTTACGATACTTTGCTGCCTGTTTGTAGTCTTTAGCGGCAAGAGCGGCCTTGTATTGCTTCATAGCTGCCTCATCCACCACTTTGTACATTTCCCATTCAGGCATCCTTGCCTTTTCGGTTACCAAGTTGATTGCAGAGTAAACAATATCATTTGCACCATATCCGTTTCGGATATAATTTTCGGAGGTGTCAGCCATCCAAACGAGTGAGCCGTTTACATAAGCATAAGAGCCGCTTCCGGTTGGAAGGGCTTGTTTAATGTTAAATAATTTGGCTACCGCCTTTTGTATACTGTTCACCCAACTAATATTTTAAATTTAAACTGTCCCTGTGATGTAAAGATAGCATATCTAAGCGCATCGCTGATATGGTCATTTTCTTTAACAGGTTCGTCCAATACCTTTCCGTTTTTATCGGTTTTCCATTTGTAGGTCTTGAGTTCCTTGATCAGGTTCTCCGATTGCCTGGTAATATAAAGCGGCATTGATTTAACCTTGCGGATGCCTTCTGTAACGTCCTTATGCGCTGGCTTCGCATTGAAACCGGCCCTTATTAGTTCTTCAATCGTCTTAGGCTCCGCAGCGTCGCAATAAATAACGTCCGACCTATTTATGCCTATTGATTTCATTTTATCGATAAGGTCACCTGTCGTTAGCTTCGTTTGATATATTATTTCCTCTGCATAGTTGGCACCTTCGTAGGTTTCTATTTTGACAAGTGCGGAGGGAACATTGTAACCAAAGTCTAAACCATAGCAAACAGAACCTTTGGCCGGTAGTTCGTCTGTCACTTTCCAGTGTGTGTAAATCTGTTCTTGCGAGGTACCCCGAAGTCCAAGGCCGAATACTTGCCACATGACGGGATCAGCTTCGCGGTATGACTCAATAACCTCAATCTGTTTCTGTGGAAGATTGCTAAGGTTGTTTCTGTAAGTGCTGTGAATCTTGATGGAATCGCTGCCATCTGCTACTTGATAGCACCATACGTCGAAGTCAGCAGGGTTCAAATCTAAAAATACCCGGTCGGTAGTTCTAACGTCCAACTGGTCAAAAAGTGCTTTGCTAATTAAGTTAGCCTCATTAACAAAAAGTATATCTCTACCTGCTCCCCTTGCTTTATCCGGGTCTTCAAGGCCTATAAATTCAATGTAGCTTCCATTGTCAAACGTGTAGATATTATCAGTCTTATTGTGATTGTCTACGTTGTAAAGCATCCAATCACGAATAATTACCTCAAAATCCCTCAGCGACCCACGTTTCAGGTGAGGGAGGGAGTGGGATGTGACACTAATGCGGATGTTTGGAGTGGAAAATGCGTAGGTAATCAAAACCTGCATAATGGAGAAGCTCTTCCCACTTCGGCTGCCACCCTCATTGACTATGTATCGCTTGTCCGACTTTTTCAAGGCCGACCAGTTAGCCTGAAAAACAGGCGTAACTTTGACAGTCTTATTTAATCGGTTCGCAACCGTCATCGAGTAACTGGTTAATGTTAACACCTACGTTTCCGCTCATGTCCACCTCTGAACGTTCAATGTAGCCTCGTTTTTTGCCCTTGGTTTTAAGGTAGAAGATTATAGCCGTATCACTGTCATCCTTAATGCGTTGGTGAAGTTTACCCTCTGCAAAGTCCAAGGCAATGTCTGTAATACCTTCAACAGCTTGCTTGTAGACTTCATCTTGTTCCAACCAAAGGTAGTGAGTAGTTCTATGGATGCCTACCATGTTAGCGGCTTGCGTAACAATACCCAACGTTTTTTCCAACGCCTCAATCATCGCCCTTTTTTTTATGTCGAGTTCTGTAGTCGCCATACAACAAAACTACATTAAAAACAAATATTTTACCAAATTAATTTTCGGTAACCTGCCCATTCTTAACATTTGAATCAGGATTAATAATGCCCAACCACTTTAATAATTTTTTAAACATGGTTCAAAGTTACAACAGGGTAGGGTAAGATAGCGAAAAAAGGGGTCAAAACTATTACAAAATATATACCCATCTATATACTGTACTACTATATATATTCTATACCTTTTTATATATAAATATCTTACCTATCTTACCCTATCGTCTGTAACCTATATTGGGCGTGCATTTCAGCGGGTAAGATATATTTTTTTTATCTTACCCTATCTTACCCATCTTACCCGATTTGAAGCATTTTTGGCTGTATTTTGTACTTATAGATGCCTTTTTGCTTAATTCTTGGGTATCCAAGCTCTTTCATAACCATGCCTAATTTACGCTGTGAAAGGTTCATTTTCCATCCTGAGTAGACAATAGCCAATATTTCGGTGTTGGTAAGGTAACTTACCCCATCCCAAATACCTGGTTCATAAAAAAAGTGATCAAGTGCCTCAAACTCTCGATTTGGTTCTGAGTTCCTTCCGTGTGTAAATTCTTGAATCTGATCAATCATGGCTTGATTTAATTCTGAGGTAAATCCATCAAGGTGCAATCGGTATAATTGTACAAATAACTGTTCTTTGTCTATTTCATTATATTTCTTGAAATCAAACTTACCAGTAACTTCAAGTACTAAGTTTCTACGGTTACCAGTCACATCGTTTAGTATCTCAGTTTCGTTTGTTGTGGCACAAAGGGATGCCAGCCTGCGCATGGTAACGTTTTGCCGACCGTATGGCTCACGAAGGTTAAAATAGGGAGCTGATAGGAGTCGCTTGATTTTACGGGCATCGTCCTTTGATTTCCCACTGTATTCATCATCTAATATTATGAGCTTTTCACACATCAATATTTCATCATCCTTTCCACTGTCAAGCTGGGAAAGTGCTAAATATCGTTTGAGTTGTTCAGGAAGCAATTGTTTAAAAAAAACCGATTTGCCAGTATTTTGCTTACCGGCCAAAATTAGCTGCAAAATATTTGGAGTTTGTTGGAAGATGGATTCAATGATGCCCAATAGCCAAGATCTGACAGCTGTATATCTAAAAATTGGATTTCCGGTATCTGAAGTAATAGATTCAACAAGTGGCTCAATCCTATCAGTACCATCCCATTGCAAGCTGTAGAAATATTCCTTTATTGGATTGTAGGTCTTTGTAAAGTGGCTGTAGAGAATCGTTAAAAATAGTTCGTTCGATAACTTTTCAAACATCTTCTTTGCATCCAAATAGATTGTATTAAAGTCCTCAGTGGTCATCTCAATACCGTTCCACTCATATCGTCTGGTAAGTTCATTTTTCTTAATATTGTATCGTTTCAGAAAAAACTTAACGGATTCAATATCGAGCTTATTATTTTTAGGCTGGTCTTGTTTTGGTTGCTTAAATGCTTGTTCTACTATTTGAACATCAGGTAGTACCCCATCATTCTCAAGCATGGAAATAGCATCATCAAGACTAAGGCCAGTATCTCGTGCAATATAAGCCGCTTTTATTTGCTTTTCTTCTTCCTCAGTTGTGACTTCTATACCGTTCTTTTTAGCGTGATAATAAAAAGTATTAATGCTCACGCGCTTGTCTCCGTTCCAGGGCCTGCAACAAAGGTCGTATTGGCTTGAACAGATATCTTTGTTGTAAAGACTCGAAAATTGGCTAATGTCGATGTAATATTCTTTACCATGCTCACCATACTTTGAAGCAATCGCAAAACCAATTGCTACCCATTGAGGGTAAGATCCTGTTATGTCTATTTTTTTATCTACAATACTATTAACTACTCTACCAAATCTTTCATCTGAGTGGACTATTTGGATGGATTCAGTGAGCTTGTCATTCTGTGCCTGGTCTTTTTTAAGGTACTTATTAAAAAGTTTAGAATTCTGATTTAAATACAAATCAGGATCAAAAGACACATACCTAAGCCTCGAAGTATCCTTGCAAGACTGGTCAATGTTTAGATTTATGAGATCAAAGTAATATTGAGACAAACCATGAAAAGCATCCAAATGTTTGCTGCCATCTATCTTAACAAGGCAACATATACCACGATGAGAAATAGATTTGTATACTGCAAAAGTGTATTGGTCTTTTTTCAGTACTTCAATTATCTTATTTATGTCATTAACACCGTCAAAGTCTATGGCAATCAAATTACTATGTTCCGTTAATTTTGAACTTGAACGATGCGAAAATTTACCACTTGCCGTAAACCCTGGGGCTTTCTTTTTTAGTTCATCACGTTTTTTTTTATCTGTTTCCTGCATTACAGGCAGGCAGTAATCTTGCCAACGGCCGGTCTTAATACCTGATAGGATGGCCATAATATCCTCAGTTACTTGAGAAGCTGAGTCGAAGGTATTTTTGTAAATTGATACAAGCATATTTGTAATTTAAAAATGAATAAGATAATCATAAAATAAGTCATTCATAAAACTCGATATTCCTGATTTTTCAAAAGCATCGTTTAAATAAAAGAAACAAATTTTACGATTATTAGGGAGCGTAATAATATAACATGAATACCAATTTCCTTCATTTTCAATATTACAGAATGTAAATTTTCGTTTTATTCCGTAAATCTTATTCAAAATATTCTTTTCCAATACTTTGGTTAAAAATAAAGTTTGTACAACTCTTTGATTTTCAATGTCTAATTTTATAATAGTCATAAAATAAAAAATCCCGAAGAAGTGCCTCTGGTCGAATCGGATGCGCTTGCACCCTCAGAAGCCCCCCTCCGGGAAATTCAATAAGTTTATATTTATCGGGATTCGACCTCCGACATCACAAATTTACAACTTTATCATATATCTGAAAAAATTCTTCTGGACTCCCACAAAACTCATATATCCCACCTGCTTTGCGTTCCCTTTTTTGTTCAAGTAGTTGATGCTCCGATGGATGGTCTTTAGCTACTTTGATCTCAAGCATAACACTTCGGCCGTTTATGGTCGCGCTAATATCCGCTGTACCTCTCCTTGTAGTGCTTCGCATCCACTTTTTAGTAGTCAGCACCGCACCTGATGCTGTCTTTTCAACGCCATCAACTAACCGGCCACTAACGTTGATCCTGGTTGCCCTGAAACCCTGCCATGTGAGGTAATTAATGATGAAAGTTGTCAGCCCATTTGCCTTCGCCACTACAGGCATCTTAGGAGGCGTATAATGCCCGTTTCGATAAGCGTTAGGGTATTGCTCCTTGAAATAGTTTTCATGCGCCTGTAGGTAGCGTTCTTTTATCATAATAGTTAGATGCAAGTTTGAGGTGATTATCGGTCAGCTTTAGGATGTCAAAATATATGTCATTCAAAGTAGATGGTTTTACCCAACTGCGTGTTTTGAGCCAACTAAATAAATGCTCCTTATTGATAAATTCACCCCAGTGAGCCTCAAACATCACCCCTTTAAATTTATAGATTCTGACGATGCCAAACTTGTCGATGTCGTAGAATTTCGGTTGCATATTTTTCGATTTATGGTGTAGCAATGTGGACAGATGGGAAGTGATTCCTTACGGCCTGCTATGGTTTGAGTGAATAATTTGTTGCAGTTTCTACACTTGATCCACTTGGCGGTAATTTTCATCTATTTTAATATTATCTAATGCTTTGCTAAATCTCCAATTTTCAATTGGACTGTTAATATTAAATAATTGATTAAAATATCCTTTTGAATTTAATTCAATTGCAAAATGTTTAGCAATATGTTTTTTTGCAATTTCAATATCTAAAGATTTATTTAAATAATCTGTTATAATTGAATGAATTATTGAATAAGCTATTTCTGCTTTTTTAGTTGATGACATTTTTTTATAATTAATTGTTGTTTTAAAGATGCAGCCCGTAGAAACGGGCCGCCTGTTTACCTATATAACCACATGAAAAGTTAAAAAGGAAGTCCTAATCCGTCATCTTCGAATTTACTTATCGGTTTAGTGCCTCCACTTACAAAAGTTTGTTCAGCCTGCTTTTTCTCAGGTGCCTTCAAATTGCCAATATACACCTTTGGAGCCTTGGCTTCTCGCTGCTCTTTGCTTTGGTTGATTTGGATGCTGCCGCTGTTGCCGTACTGATCAACGGACTCGTTCAACCAGATAGTAACATTCAGCCACTTGTTACCGTTCTTGTCGGTTGTAATGGCTTCCTTGGGAATTTTAGACAGGTTCAAGCCTGCGTTAAAAAAAGTATTCATAAATTTAAAGCCCGATGCCTTCGGGTAAGGTTAGTTGTGGGAGCAGGAATCGAACCTGCATTTAACCGTTGATGTTGGTTTCTTTTCTGTTGCCAAATATTATAGCTAAAAACACCCGCTTTACCATTAAGCTATGCCACATTTTTATAATTTTTCAATTTCTTTTTTGACTTGTGACCAATAATCTACATCTTCCGGGTTATTCCATATGACACTTAATATTTCATCCACTGCTGAAATAGCTAGTTTTTTTGTGATGTCTTTCTCGTGAGGAGAATATTCCTCGGAGAGTGTGTGTTCTATTCTGCTATAGTATGTCCACCACAGCTCTAGTGCTTTTTCTTTTGGTGTCATAACTTATTATTTTTTAAAGTTAGGTATGTCAATATCAAACTTATAGATGGAAGTATGTTCTGCATATTTACTCATACTTAAAGCATAATTTTCTTGATATGCCTTTTGTTCAGATGGTGTGTTGCAAGTGATTATGCCGTTAGAATTCCAATATACACATACATAAAGTGTTTTCTTGGTATTAATAGCAACTTCTTTTGCTTCTACATTTTTTATTTCAATGTCTGTTTGTTGTGCCATGGTTTACTTGTTTAGTGTTAATTGTCCTTGCATCCATAATGCGCCTCTTGAAAATCCATCTGTAAACGTGCATTCATTTGTTAAGTCAAAAGCATCCTTGTTGTACAACTTCCAATCATCAAATCTCTTTATTGCTATTTCTTCTTTAGTTACAAATACACAATGCTTAGAATGTGGTATTGAGTGAGTTCTTTCTATACTCTCTAATGATTCTAATTGTTCTTCTAATGCTTCTATTTTTGCATCAATGCAAAGTTTATTGTTTCTTAATCTTTTAAGTTCAATTCTCGTGTCTTCTATTGCTCTTTCTATTTTGTTCATATTATTTTAATTTTAGTGATACAATAATTTCATAGTCTGCATTACAGTAGTCTATTTGTCTTGCTAATTTAATAGCGTCCATTACTTGTTCTTTGGTATATAGAGTTTCTTTTGCTTTGTTGTAACCCGCTACAAAACCATCTATTATTCTTTGCTCAACACCTTTTGATATACCTCTATTAAGGGTATAATAAGATGCTAACTTTTCAACCTCTAATTCATTATTTTTTTGTTCTACAAAGCTATCCCAATTCTTTACTGCTTCACAATCTTCTAATACAGTATAAGGTATACATTCAGGACATACTTCTCTACAATTGGTATGATTACAACTTCTATCTTGTTGAGGTTTAGCATAACATTCATCATCAGGTCGAAAAGTTTCAGCTCCACAATACTTGCAGGTATGGTATTCTTGTTTAGGTTCTTCTAATCCACCCCAATAAGTAAGTGGTTTACCATTTTCATTTGTTTCTTGTGCCATGTTATTCAGATTTAAATGTTTTATTATAATATTCTTCTGCATAAATTTTTGCTAATTCACAAGTAGGATAGCAATGGTCTGCTGCAGCCTCAATTATCTCCTCTTTGTGAATTTCTACGTAATTATCTAAATCAACAAATAAGTGGTCTATCATCAACTCCCTTGCCATTGTTTGAGGTTCTGATTGAATAATTTGTACTCTTCGTTTAATTTCTTCAATCAGTTGTTTTATACTACTCTGTTGTGCCATAGTTTATTTGTATTTACCCATCCATTGTACTCCTTGGTCGGTGGTGATTGTTTTAGGTCTTTGGTACGCTCTATCACAACAGTCTATACACTTAGGACATCTTTCAGTTGTAAACGGAGAGCCACAATATTCTTCCATCTCACACTCAAAATCCGTAGGGTATTGGTGGAAAGATTGGATAATTTTAGCAATAGTAGACATAGTTTCATTTTCTTCGTTGCTCCACATATCCATACCATAACCCGTTTCATTAACATATAACTCAATAAAGTTGCTTAAAGTCAAGTTATACTTCTCACGGGCTTTGTTGTAGCCATCAACAAATCCTTCTTCGTAGTCATTATTAACTCCTTTACCATATACTTCAATAGCCAACTCCTCAACATCATCCTCAATAGGTGGTAATAATGGTACACCTTCAAGGATAGGTGAGTCGTCAAGTGGAAGGTGGGCTATGATTTTATGTCTTCCTAATAATGAAGAATCATCTTTCCATTGCCAAACACGATATTTATCAGTTATATAATCTCCAACTTTAATCTCTGATTCATCTACTACCAATAAGTAGTTTTCGGTTTTAATTAGTTTGTGTGTTATATTAAAATTTTATCATATTGTTGACATCAACGAAATGGTTTCAACTGTCCGGTATTTCCGGATGGTTAATTTTGCAGTCAGGACAGGTATTGCTCCTGTAACATAGCCAATCGACTCCGCTTTTCATTAAGCCACCTGACTGTTCAACTATTGTTTAAGGAAGTTGACAACCTTCTATGCTTGAGATAGCATAGAACCAAGTTTATATTTTCTTATTTCAAAGTCACCGCCACAGTCGTGGTACTTGTTTTGGATGGCGGATAGATAGTAATTATCTCCCCGGTCTCCGATTGCAGCACTTCAAGCCCTTCTATTGGAATGGTCTTAATAAACGCCTCACGCTTTTTTATCTGCTCATTAATGGCATCTACTTGCGTGTACAAGGATAAGAGTTCCAAATCTCCGCACTTACTGTAGTCGTATCGAACGCCACTTTCCCTGATGTCTAAGGTTGCATTGAATCTTTCGTGTCGTTTTCCGTACTTGCTGGCTTCGGTTATTACTGCATCCTTGAAATCCTTGTTGGAAGTAATAGCCTTGATGATTTCTTCCATGCATTTAAGCGTGATAAGTACTTTTTCAGGGTCTTCATTTCCCTCTGTGATGCGGTTAATAACATCGCGGACAAAATACGAACGTTCTTCTTTGTTCGTGTAAAATAGCGCGAGCGCGCTGGTAGTGGTTAGTTCACTCATGTGTTATAGGTGTTTAGGTTTGACAAATATAGATAAAATCATTGCCGCATCATCCGACAGCGCAAAAAATCCAGTTTCAATATCTGATACTATTGTGATGCCAACAACATTTCCAGGCATCTTTTCGGCTGTGAGGCTGCATGATTCATCCCTAATCAGCAGCACTTTGTCGTTTACTGTTATTTCCTGATTCATTCAGATTCTATTTCAAAGGTTACCTCACCGCCATGACTATGGACGGCTGCGGCTAAATTTTCAAGTGCTTGCTTCTGATCAGCTGTGAGAGTAAAAGAATCTATGCACTTTTGCGCTACTTCCAAATCACCGGCATTAATGCGCTCGATTGCTTTTTTGTACTGAACATCCGTGATTTCGGGCTTGTCCTGTGCAAAATCCATTTCCTCCAGTACATACACCGGCTGCTCGTAGATGTCAGGTGTGTACCACTTAACTCCGTTGGACATAGCGCGAGCGAAAAGCATATTGCGAGGGAATTTGTCTAAGTTCTTAGTACCGGCCTTCTTGGCATCTTCGATGGTGAAGGTTGAAGTACCCAACGTTTTGTTACCTTGCTTAAACTCGATGCTGCAAATCTTGTCATCGTGTTCAATCACGTTGTAGTCGTATTTTCCAAAACTTTTCACCCTTGCAGCCATCAACCCGGCACCTACAACAGGTTTACCTTGTATTATGTGTATGCCATTCATTGCAGCCATGGGGCTGATGCCCATCTCTTGACCTGCGATAATC